AACGGGGGGGTGGCATCAATCCAGGGATGCCCGAGCCCCAGATCCCTGGTTGCAAATTCGGGGGTGTAGGATGCGCCATTGTTCGTGGCGCCTGTCAGCTTCTTTGCCATTGGGTGTGTCCTCCTGACCTCAGCATATCCTGGCGGGAGACGGCGCCCACGGGGCCACCCCACGGAGGACACCAGAAGGGATCCACCGGGGGCGCCGTCAGAGCAGTCAATCAGTCAGTCTGATCAAGCGTCAGAGATGACCGAAACACCAGCCCCGTCGATAGCCTTGGCCACGCCGGCCACATGGGAGACCACATAGGACGTGGCTACATAGGTGCCCTGCCTGACTCGCTCGAGCCGGGCGCGGCCCATGTCCACGATGTTGGGGTCACTCTCAGGGCTCATCACCGCGTCAGCCCATGCCAGGCCACCCAGGGTGGTGATGAAGCCAGCCCGGTCAGCGGCTGCGTTTGCCGTGGGTACAGCGCTCGACGTGTAGAAGTCGATCCCCAGCCACCGGCCCTTGTATGCAGACTCAAGGCCGGCATTGATGACGCCGCCCATAGTCTGAGCAGGAAGCACACCAGCACTCATGGCGTCGGTTTCAAGGTCGCCCCACTGGACGGGATGCAGGACACCGAGCATCGAGCCCGATCCCTTTGCGATCCCAATGGTGGTCTTGCCGTCAATGATGTCAGTCCAGACAAGGTTGACTGTGGTGGTGCCAACGCTGCTTCCGAAGTCATCACCTACATTCGCCAGGAGGCTGATGAGGGTCTGGGCCACGCTGATCGCGGCATCACGGGCAAACATCACGGGGTCAAGCTTTCCGTCTGCGATGTAGCGGGCCAGATCGTCAAGCGTGTACCGCTTTGCCCGGGTGGCAATGGTGACATCAGTTGAGCCGTCAGTGAGAGCCGTGTTTGCGACCTCAGATCCGGGGGTGGTTGCCGCCAGCAGGTCATAGCCGTCAAGGCCCAGGTGGGGCACCCTGACAACAGTAGAGCTGGGACTTGATGCTGTTGCATGGAACAGCGCGGGATGGGTGAGGATGCTGCCGTCCCTGTCTGCCAGAAGCATCAGGAATTCAGCCGCCATTACTTCACCGGCAACCAGGTCAGCGATGCCAGAAGGTACGATCTCATTAGCCACGGGGGGGCTCCTACAAAGTCAGGTTTTGTGGGGGTGCCCATACGCAGGTTGACGGGTGCGAGCCGTGGACAGATGGAGTCTATCAGGTTTTGACCGGCTGGCGATAGCCTGCAGCAACACTGAGCTCTTTGTAGCGGGTCCAGTTGCCCGTCCTGACCCCGATGTCACGGGCCTGACGGATCGCATCGGCTGACACCGAGGAAGGCGCCCCAGGGGCTGTGGTGGTGGTTGCTGGGGGTCTGGGGGTGGTGCTCGTGGATTGACCTGGCGCCGGGGGGGCTGCTGGGGTGGCCTCAGGAGCAGCACCCAGGAAGGGGCGCAAAGCCACAGGGGCTGAGGCTGGCTCACCCCTCAGGGAGGTCAACCAGTCACCGATTGAGGGGCGACCCTCTGCCGGCAGCTTTGACCAGGACCACTCTGCCAGCTCAACCACCTCAGGGTCAGTGACCCCCAAGGACTGGCCGATCTCCCGGTAAGACGTGAAGCGTGCCTCAGCCGCTGACGTGGCTGCCTGGGCCTCTGTCAGCTTTCCTGCCAGGGTGTCCACATTGGCAGCACGCTCAAGGGCTGTGCTTAGCTGCCCCTTGAGCTCAACCACCTGGGCCTCGAGGCCTTGCTTGGCATTTACCACGCGTTGGAAATGCTCATAGCCCACCGTCTTCGCTGAGCCGTTCTCAGGCTGTGGGGTGGCTGGTGCTTCTGGTGCTGGGGTGATCTCTTGCTCAGGCATCGGGGGTGTCCTCCATGATTGATCCTAACTCGGCATCATTGAGCCTCACCAGCATCAGAGCCTCACGGGCCTCTTCCCGGGTGAGGCCCGGGCGGAGCTCCATGTAGGCTGAGACCTTGTCAAGCAGACCAGCCTCGAGACGGGTGGTGATGCTCTGCAATTCGGCGGCTTGCTCGTTGGGGTCTTTGGGGAGGCTCTTGTAGGTGATCCGCCAGCCATCCACAGGGGCGCCCAACAGGCCAGCCGTCAACCTGATGAGCTGCAGGTCTGACCGCCTGAAGAGGGGCTCATAGGATCGCTGTGCCTCCCGCTGTGCCTCCCGGCTCACAGCCAGGCTGGCAGCGGATCGGACATCAGACTCACGCCGGCTGACCCCCACAGTGCCAAGGGCCATCTCAACGATCCGCCGCTCATAGCGCTCGATGGCGCTGAGCATCGAGGAAGGGTCAACGGGTGAGGTCCACTGCCCCACCACCGGCTGACCTGAGCTGTCATCAGCCTGACGGAGCAGGAGCAGGGTGGCAGGGTCTGTGACGATCTCAGCCCGGCGCCCCGTGCTGGCTGAGTCGAGCCCCACAGGCTCAGCCCCAATGGCGTAGCGCTGAGCCCAGGAAGCGTCAGCAAATGTGTGAGCCAGCATCGTGTAATAGACACCGAGCTGCAGAGACCCCTCAAAGACCTCAGCGCCTGAGTAAGCGTCAAAGGCATAGCCAGTCTCTGCCGAGCTATAGGCCACATAAGGCAGCACGGCGCCGGCATCGGTCCACCAGGGATAACTATCCCCCGCAAAGGCCCCACCCAAGACCCGGTCGCTGACATCATTGCCGCTGGCGTCGAGCGCTCTATAGCTGGGGGTCCTGGGGTCAGTCACCAGGGTCACCCACTTTGAGGGGTCATCAGGATCAATCGACCACTCACGGACAGCCACCACTATCGAGGGCTGCCGGGGGTCAACCTCTACCTGGACCATGTCAGGCCAGACCAGCCGGTAAACCGGCTCACCCTCCACAATGGACAGGTGGACCAGGGAATTGTTGAGGCCCAGGGTGTCCCGCTGGACCCGGGTGGCAAGCTGCCAATAGCCAGCCTCTGACATTGCAGCGGCAGCCAGCTCACCACCCTCAGGGGGCATCACCTCAGGCACCTGGCGATAGAGGCCAGCCAATTGGCTGAATACATGCCGGGCCGGGTTTGCCGTCAGGTCAGGTGGTGGCCAGGCCTCCCGCCTGACGTTGCCCACCGTCTTTGTGAGACGGGTGACTATGTCCTGCTCGTGCAGGTTGTAGAGCACCCGGCGCCTCAGCCTGGTGTGCTCCACCCGTCGGATCTCTGCAGGGTCTGAGGGCAGGGGTGGGGCTGATCTGATTGAGGAATAGGTGGGCATGTCTGGGTTCTACCGAGGGCCGTGGGTTCTGACTGTGGGGGCTGTCCCCCATCGCTGAGCCTCTGCCCAATAATCCCTTAGCCCGTACATCCACGCGTCGAGGATGTCCTTGAGCGGGTGGCGGTCCCCATAATCCCACTGGGCCAGCCCATCGATCAAGGTCTCACAGCGGGGGTGGACCCTGACGCGGTCAGCCGCGATCTGACCATACATCCACCGGCACCTGATGTCCTTTGACCGGCGCTTGATGTTTGACCGGCCACCGCCCTCCTTTGCTGACAGGATTCGAGGTCTGAGCCTGTTCTGGTCCACCCGCTGGCGCCTGGCTATCCACCTGCCGAGCTCCCGATTTGAGGACAGCACAAACCGGCTCTTGACCGGGTTGTCCCCCAAGACGTGGTCCAGCTCTGGCCACTTGATCCCCCGGTCCTGCAGCATCCTGAGGATCTTGCCGGCGAAGACCTCCATCGTGCTGTTGCCCGGGACCACCACCTCAGCCAATGCGTATAGGTGGGGGTATGTCCTGCCATCGGACTCAGTGACCAGCTCGATCCCGGTCAGTACAGCAGCCATCCCATACTCCCGATCCGCTGCAGCGTAGTCGATGCCCAGGGCCAGTGAGAGCACGCTGGCCGGCAGCTCAGGATTGATGTGGCGCTCAGGGTCGAACACCTCAAAGAATTGGCCCTCACACCTAGACTCCCATTCACCATCCAGCCTGATGGGGGCGTCTATAGGGTTCTCAAGGCGCCGGAGCTCAGCGATGAAGTCAGCATCTCAGGGGGTGCCGTCCAGGGTGCGCCGGGGGTGACCTGTCACGGGGCTGACCTGGCTGTCAGCCGTCAGTGGGAAGTGGTAATCCTTGACCCTGCCATCCTCGCAAAGGTCCCGGAGCCAGGGCAATGGGGGCCCGTTGATGGGGGTGAGGGTGAGGCCAATGGTGCCGCCAGTGTTCCTGACCCGGGCCCGGCACTCATCAAAGACCTCACGGGCTGGGGGCTCATCGAGCAGGATGTATCGGTATTCGGAGCCAGCCATAGCACCCGCCCCTTGGGCGTTGCTGTAGACGTGAATCTCAGACCCGTTGAGGAACTCGAGCACGGGCCGATGCCCCCTGAAGCCGGTGCGGCTGCTGAACTCGGTGCCCTCGATGAGCTCAGTATTGTCAGCGCCACCGAGCAGATCCCACAGCACCCGCTGGATCTCGACGCTCTGCAGGATGGAGAAACAGACCAGGGCCAGCCGGGCCGGGGCTTCTGGGACAGCCTTGTAAGGGTGGACCCCTCGAGCCCTGAAGATCAGCTCAGCGGCGCCGGCTGTGGACTTGCCCATCCTGTTACCCAGCCTGAGCAGGGCTGGCTCTGGGTCATCGTGGCTCAGCCACGCCACCTGATAGGGCAGCCAGGCCAAGTGGTCAACGGGTGATCGGGCTGCCCTGGTTGACAGCGCTTGAGCAGCACGGGCCAGGGCTGCCAGGCCCACTACACCACCCGCAGCTTGCGCCCGTTGAGCTGGTCATCACAAGCCGCCGC